CCACCCCAAAGCTTCTTTTGCTACTCCTAACGGAATAAGTACTGGTCTGGAACGCTCACTTAAAGGTATGAAAGAAAAGACATCTTCCTTTGTTTTAGCCAACTGGGCGTTTTTCCAAGAGCGGTTCTTTGTAAGACTGCGGATTGGGAACGCCATTGGGAAACGAGAGTTCTCAGAGGTCATCGTTTCAAGAGCTCTGGACTGTCGAGACTTTATTGCTTTTGGATTAATCCAAACCACAACGGCTAATTCTTCTTCTGTATAGGTACCAGACTGTGTTTCGTACTGTCTCACTTACTCAACCTTCTCGCCATTGCTCGGTAGGAAACCCCTGCAGCCTCGGCAATAGCCGCAGTCGGTACACCCATGCTTCTCAGGGTCTTTGCTACAGCCGTCAACTCGTCGTTAGCTAAAGCCAGAGGACTGTCTGGGGCTGTCTTAGCTCTATACCTTTGGGCTAGAGCACTAAGTTCTTTTAATCTAGGTTTCATATCGGGAGGGACGCCCGGAGAAATGGACCTTAGACGGGGAGCAGACTTGGTAGGAACCGAAGTGGTTAGGGATTTTGGGGGTGGAGAAGGGATATCCCTAAATTGCTCCACTATTTGCGCTCTTTTTACCCAGAAATGGATTGTGGTCTTAGGTCTTTGTGGCTGTAGGGAATTACCCAGCGCCTGAAGGGACCATCCTGCTTCCCAGAGGACTCGGAGACGCGATTCTGCCTCTGGACGCGGCAAAGAGCTGATGAATGTCACTTCATCTGAAGGCAGTAGCGGCGTCTGATCCATTTACTTATAGTACAGGAGTTTTGAAGTGTCGTACGGGAGAAAGGAAGGGCTATCTCTTTGTACGGAAGGGGCGAAAAGATGAACATTTACATTATTTGACTTTGGGCTGCGAGCTGGCCCCGCTTATATTTGACACTGCGCCAAATCGTTCCGGGCTTTTTTTGCTTTTATCTTGCTTTTATTTTTTGCTTTTGGTTTTGGCTTTTGTGATTGCTTTTATGTTTGTCAAGGTCATCAAAGGTCATCAAGGTCATCACTATGTGTGGTCAAGTCATCATTATGTGTGGTCATTGTTGGTCAAGGTGTTTGTTTTATTGTCAAGGTCATCAAGTTGTTAGGAAGTGGTCAAGCCTGGTCACCAGGTCAAGGTCATCAAGTTGTTAGGAAGTGCTAGGTCTATTTAGTGCTAAGTGCTTGGGCTGGGCTAGGTCTTAGGTCTTGGTCTTAGTCTTAGGTCTTGGTCTTGGTCTCTTGTGCTGGGCTGGCTGGGCTAGGTTTTGGGCTAGGTGCTAGGTGCTAGGTCTTGGGCTAGGTGCTAGGTCTTGGGCTGGGCTGGCTGAGGGAGTTAGGTCATCATCTATCTATAGGGGGGTCTTGGGCTGGCTGGGGGGCTGGGGGCTATGCCCTGAGATACCTATAACCCTCTAACCCTTATGGGTATTGGGCTAAAAAATAATCTAAAAAATCTTTAGAAAAGACTTGACAAAGTGCAGGAAGGTCTGTATAGTTTCTTTTGTTGGTAATAACACCAACCGCACACAGGGAGAAAATCTAATGAGCAATCAAGCAACCACCACCACCGCAAAGGGTATGCCAGTCGCGGCAGTCCGCATAGGGTCTACAGTTCAGTTGTGGGTATCAAGTCCAACAGGCGACAGTTCAGATAGTTTTATTTTTGATATCCCTTGCCTTAGCGAAGAGCAGGCAACCGCAGTCCAAGCATCTTGGGCAAGCATTATCAAGAACTAAGCACCGCAAGAAGTAGAGCCCCTTAGGTCACCCCCTGACCTGAGGGGCTTTCTTATACCACCGCAACACACACCGCAACACACAAAGGACACCCAAGATGTATCAAGTAACTAACCCAAAGACAGGTAAAAAATACACCTACAGCACCGCAAGACAGGCAGACGCAGAAGGTCTAGCCAAGAAGTTAGGGGTAGAGGTTGTAGAGGTCATAGCCGTAGGCAGTCTGCCTAACCGCAGACCAAAGGTCTACACCGCTAAAATGTGTGTATGTGGTAAGCGTGAGGACTCTCACGAGTCCTACGACTGTCACAAAGATTACGAGCGTAATGACGGGGTATGGTGAGGCTACTCATCACCGCATAAAAAAGCTGAAAAAAATCTTTCTGTTTGACTTGACATAGTGCAGGAAGGTTGCTAAGGTTACACCGTAAGCAAGCAACAACAAGACAAAGGACACCCAATGACAACAAAGACAGCCTTACAGGTAACAACAGCAGGAGAGGTCACAGAGTTAGACCTATCCTCAGACAGCCTCAACAAACTACAGACCGCAGTAGGTGGGTGGGTGCAAGCGATTGACCTAGCCTCAGACCTCTCAATGTGGTGCAACGAGGAAGGCAAACTCACAGGGCTACCGCATAACCCATACGCACAATTTATGTGGGACAAAGTATTCGGGGCACACACGGACTACCTAGTCGGGGACATAGTTCTCACAGGTGGGACAGACTCAGAGGGCGAGACTATCGGACTCACACAGGAGCAGGTAGACATTATGAGACTGACCGTAGCAAAGGTGCAGAAGTTCGTAGAGCCAAGCATTACACTTATCTAGTCACGGGACAGAAAGAGCCCCCTTGCTTAGGCAGGGGGGTTTTTTCTTTTCTACAAGTTTAGAAAGAGGAGACCCAAGGGGTAAAAATTCCCCCTGGGTCTTCCTGTTCACAGGTCTAACTACTTAGATGCTGCACCCTTACTAGGTGCCCTTTTCTTATCTACAGCCGCAAAGACATCATCTATCTCTGCCGCAGTGAGTTTCCCATCTTGTAGATAAGCGCGACTCAACCCCTCAACTACGGTCGCCACGCCACCTATGCCAGCCATCAAGATTGCTTGTGTGAGTTCTACGCCAGCAATAGCGCCAGCCCCAATCACAGACAACCCAGATGCTGCGAACACCGCCATAATTCTTGATAGAACCATTTTGGTCTTTTCTGTATTTGCTGCCATTTTGTGCCGTCCTTCCATAGTCCGCACTAATGACGTTGCTACGGGACGCAACAACGCCCAGCCCCTCAATAATAGATGAGAGACTGGGCGTTGATGTAGGAGAACTAAGGCAGGATTTCTACTGCCGTGCCACTAAATAAAGCCTCAATCGTTGCTAAGTCAGCACAATCTTTTGATTCTATTCGCTTGTCTTTTTGGAACTCTTGTAGAGCAGAGCAAGTGTTCTCACCGAAGTAACCACTCTTCTCATCTCCTGCAGAGGAGTAGCCAAGTTCAATCAAACGCTTCTGAACTGAGATAACCGAACGAGAATTGCGAGCGCTTCCCATCGGAATAAGCGCAGCCATCTGGACATAAACACCAGAACCTTTGGCAGCTACGTTCGACTGATCGGAATTTTTACCCCTTTTAGCTTCAGGAGCTGCTGCAGCTACAGCTACAGCTTCTTGCTTCACAACAACTTCTGGTTCTGGAACAACAACAACCGCATCTACTTTTGGAACAATAGGTTCGGCTGGCTTGAATTCTTCTGACATATAGGTTTCCTTCCTATTTTGATGGGAACTTAGCAACCCACGAATAGAGGTCACCAACTTTTCCACCATTATAGGCGTTCTTGCCTACCCCCCAAGCGCCGAAATCCTTGCCTCCACCTGACATTAGGAAGGCAATCCGTGCATTGGCTACTGGGTTTAGTAGGTCTTCATCTGTTGCAAGACCGTATTTTTCACGGCGGTCTACTCCGAGACCACCAATCATATTGATTTGGAATAATCCATAGGAGTTATCTCCTGTTTTGGAGTTCCCGTTATGGGCGGTAGGTCCGCCACGAGACTCTCGCATCACAATACCCCAAGCAAGTTTGAGGGCTTCTCCCTCAAATCCAACTGCTGTGAGGAGTTCTTTGAGTTCTAGAGGCTCCAATGGTGCTCGACGTCCCGCATATTTAGCGAGAACTGATGGGGCTGGAGGCTCAGTAGTAACTGATGCTGCCTTGAGTGAGTAGATTTTTACCCCTTTATCGACGCGATCAGGGATCACTACGTTCTTCTTTACTGTCGTTGATGTCGTTGTTGATGTATCTGCTACTGCTACTACATTGGATTGGCTGTCGTCTTTTCCAACTGCTTGTGCGACCGCAGCGCTGGCGCTCAATAGCACGAAAGCCATTGACAAACCGAACACTACTGTTTCTGCTTCGCGTTTAGAAATACGCATTGTTACTCCTTTGTTAGGGGATAGGGACAGGTGCTAATGAAACTGCACCGAAGGGCGTTAGATAGCCCTCATCATTTTGTCTAATACGTCTTTACCTCCTCAACCCTAGCACATTTGCAGGGTAATCCACCCCCTAAGACTACCTCAGAAGGTGGATTTTCCA